TATGTCCCCCCATTAACTCGAATTCAATAGTAGAGGCTCCGTTGTCCTGAGCAGCGTACAAAATACGCGAACGCGCACGTTAGAAAGGACACATACAAAATTATGATTAAAACTATAAAAATTAATATTGAAGAAGAAATTTCTTCTTCCGTGCTTCTCAAGAATCTTGAGATTCTCAAGATGTCGAAAGCCTTCGTGAAAGAGTTAGCAGAATATAAAGGACTACATATCAATGACACAATAACAAAATTTACTTCCCTTTTGGAAAGCAAAATGCGAAATCATGGAGTTGAATATGCGACAGCCTGAATGAAACAGGCCCGTACGGGTGTATTGAGATACATCGCCGGTATGAAACACGAAAAGAAACAATCATTAAAAATATGAATGAAAATTGATTCTAATGGAATATCCAAAGAAATAAAATTTCTGATTCCCCTTTTAGATAAGGGCAGTGTAGAGGAGAAACGTATTGTTTTAACTTTGCTTTATATATGTCGTTGATTCAAATTCAGTACAGAACCCGATTTTTTAACGATCGATGGTCCAAATGCAAGTGGATTAAATCCAGTCCTGCTAAAATGGCTTCCTGATGTCATTAAACCATGGTCCTTTACCAAATCACAACTAACTGGGTACCATCCTCACTCTACTACCTCTATGGGCCCAAATGGACCTGCTATCTTAACAGCACTGGACGATTTAAACGTCATTCCGCAGGATTTGAAATATGACCTTTATTACATAGCGAACGATACTGATGGACACCTTGCAAGGTACTTTTCGCGAGAAGAGTACGTTGACATAGGGAAGAAGAAGAGATCAGACCCAACCTTTCGAAGACTGTCTACCATAGACGATAAAGAAGGGAAGTGTAGAATTATTGCTATTTTTGACTATTGGTCAAATGGTTGTTTAAAACCACTGCATGAAAAGTTGAACACAGTTCTAAGAAATATCAAGGAAGACTGTACGTTCAATCAGGGTAACTTTAAAACTATACTTTCCGACCCTAGGGTCGATGGTGATGTCATTTACTCCGTAGATCTGAAATCTGCTACTGACCTTATGCCAGCTGACTTGCAAGCCCACATTCTGGGATTATTAATACAGGATGAAGAATATGGGAGAGCGTGGTTACGCATCATGACAGGACATGAGTTTTCTGTTCCCAGTGGCTTTGACCCTGTGTTTTACACACAGGGACAACCAATGGGAGCATACTCATCGTGACCCATGATGGCAATCACACATCACTTAATCATCAGATTCGCGGCCGCTTTATGTAAATGCGATCCTATTTACAGCGTACTTGGTGATGATGCGATCATAGTGGGAGAGAATGTATTTAACATGTATAAGAGTGTTATAAAACTATTGGGAATGGAGCTGTCTGACTACAAAACATTCAGATCAACAAAATTTGTAGAATTCGCCAAGCGCTTCTTCTTACACAAGGAGGAGATATCACCTTATCCGTTAGATGCAATATTGAACTCTAAGGGCGACTATTCACTTATGGCTGTAGGTATCGATAATGCAATAACAAAATCTTTTTACAAAACCTCTGAATTGAATGAGACCCGGATAATAGCTCACTTTGTTGGACTAATGGTTGTGTTCGGAGCAGATAGAAATAAAGCCAGGGGACCTGCGAGAAAACTCGTACACATGCTGAAGTCGATGATCGTAAACAGATCCCTTCAGAACAATGATATAGATATGGACCTTGAGATGGTTCCATATAGTTTATCTTGTTCGCGTACTTTGGCTTGATATAAATCCAAGTTAAGGTACATAGAGAGGATCTGCCTCGGCGATATCGCCAAAGTGTTGTACCAAGAGAGTATCCAAAGTTGAAACGAGATACGGATTCACCTACTTGATCATGATGGGCTATTCCAACCACCTTTTGGTGTAGGAGCAGACGGGATTTGACACCCGATAGCGCAAGTAATGCAACAGAAAGTTAAGATATTAAATGAAATAAATGAGTTATCAACTATAGATCAATTGTTAGATATTGGAGAAGACAAATGAGGGCAATACATGGATGACATATCCTTTGTTATTCCAGGATGGGACGTGTTCAATAACCGTAAGGGGAGTGCACTCAGAGCTCGTCGCATAGCTCAAATATGTGATAAAACCAGGGAAATTTTAATAAAGCACTATCGTGGGGTCCTATAACTTCTACTCTTCCACGCGGGTCTTGACGTCTTTCGAGTTATTGCCCGAAAGGG